ACTCAGCTTTTGGAGAAGTGTTTTGGTTTTATCCATCACTTACAAATGCAGTTTCAAATGGTGGCACTGGAGAAAATGATAAGTATGTTGTGTACAACTATGATCAAAAGATTTGGTATGTTGGTAGTCTTGCACGAAGCTCTTGGATAGATAGAGGCGTGTATCAATATCCTATGGCAACAGATTCTAACCTTGTATACAACCATGAAAAAGGTAATGACAATGATGGCACTGCTTTTACATCATTTATTGAATCAAGTCCAATAGATATACAAGATGGAGATCAGTTTGTATTTTTAAGACGAATGATACCAGATGTTAGTTTTGACAATAGTGACAGTGGTTTAAGTAGCGATAATAAACAAGCCGTGTTTTCGTTAAAAGCACAACGTAGTCCAGGTGGTGGGTTTGTCAAAACATCCACAAATACTGTATCACCGACCACGGAACTTAATCATTTAAGGTTGCGTGGTAGATCATTTGGTCTTAGAGTAGAAAGCACAACACAAGGTGTAAACTG